GTGTCTTTGCCTTATCAAAAAACCTACCCCCCTTACTACTATTACACGAAGAACATAAACATTGTAAATTGGAAAGGCTATCGTTGCCTCCAAGAACGCGAGGAATTATATGATCAGCAGTTAAACGTTCCTCACTCCCACACATCTGGCAACATCCATCTCTGTTGATTACGGTCTGTCTTATCTTACGCCAAGCAGAGGTAGATCCTTTGTTGCTTAACTTACTCATTGCCAGCCTTTAGTCTTTAGATGATGTAATGCATTGCAGTAATTAGGTTCATCGTACTTAGTTATAGAATATCGAGAAGCAACGTAATACCAATACATCCAGAATTGAAAATCATAAGGCTTATCTTTAATATGCTTATTCTTCATTTGATAATAGCCATAGTGTGATCCATTAATTGCGTCAATTTTCCATCTAGATTCTCTATAAATAATCTCGTTATGGCATTTGTATTGCTTATCTGTTAATTGATAATCAGCTAATGATTTAAGGGATTTAGTTGCATCTATTGAAGCCTCTGATCCATCGGCTCCTGCTATAGATAGAGATATCCCAATAACGACTGCTACCGAGCAAGCTACGCCTTTCAGGCTTGCTCTGAAGCCTTGAGGGCTTCTAGCAGAGAAGTGTACTGGATCGGTCAAATACCGTTGATATAAGTCCTGCTCAGAACGGCGTGGCGTTTTACTTATCCGTTGAATAGAACCCGGAACCTTTGAACTGAATACCGAAACTGCTATAGATTTTACGCATTTGCTCGTGGCATAAACCGCATTCAACCAGGTGATCTTCATTTATCTTGAACTCCTTCTCGTAACGCAAGTTAGCCTCGCATCGATCGTTGGTGCATTCAAACTCGTAGATCGGCATTATGTAACCTTGCCATGCATCGACTCAATATGACTTAACATCATTCGGCTAATTTCTTTTTGCGTGAGAAATCCATAGGCAGACTTGAGCGAATAGCCGCAAGGGCAAGTGTGCATCCAATCGAATAATTCATTATTGTTCCTCGCACCATCTGCATGGGTCATTTATTGTCCACTCTCCGCATCCATTACATCGTCTGATATCTGAGTCTTTAATTATATCTTTCCGCTTCTCATAACCAGCAGCTACGAGTAACTCCACCAGATCACCAAGGCGCAGCATTGCTACATATTCCTCTGGCTTTTCACCTTGACCATTAAGACGGAAGCAAGCGAACCCCAATAAGCCGCTTTCATCTGTTCTGGCTTTGATCTGGCGGAGCGTTCCCGAGACATCGAGTCCTGTGCGCGCTTTAACCTCGCAGTCGAACGGGACATTTAAGATGTCGCGCCCAGAACCTCGACCTACTACAGCACCTTCCCACCAGCGCCGCAGATATTCTGCAACTACCCGCTCTGTGCGGAAGCCGCGATGTTTTCTACTTTGAGACACTAGTCTCCAGAGTAACCGCGTGGCAGTCCGGGCAAGACCAAGTAAAGCCTGCTTTTAATGATCCGCCTGTAATTACTATTTCTGAAACATCGAACTCTTTATTGCATAAGCAGCATCGAGTACTAATTCCAGATGCTTTAACAGTATCTCGAATCGTCTTGTAATGCTCAAGAACATCAACGTCTGGGTAAGATTCCCATTCACCGTCTTGATTCATAAATTGTAGGCTGCTCATTTATTCACCTTGATTTCTGGGAAACGCTTTTGAAATTCACAATTACCGCATACCAATACGAAACCGCCGTCTGGTCTATTCCATTCATTGACGTGAGTGAAACTATCGCAGTAATCGCAGTTATCGACTCCAGCGAAACTGACGAAAGTATAATCATCTACTGGATTTATGTAATGAGTCATGATCGAGCCTCCTGAGGTTTCCAAGCGCCGTTATTGTCTATGACGTACCAAATCGGATCGCATTTATCGATATCGGCCCAAGTTTCCTGACGCTGAGGTGTTAACGGACATCCCATATTTGCCCAGGCTTTACCGTTCTTATTTCCAGTACGCCATACACGCTCGCCATGCTTGCAATGAGGAATATCTTTATCAACCTTAGTTGCGCCTAATACCTCTTGAACCAAGGCAACTGCATCGGCAGCACTTGGAGCAGGTTTTACTGCCTTAACAGTCCAGGCATCATCTTCAACTGGCAGAATAATCTTGTCGCTTAGCTTCTCAGCAAACGGTCTTGGCTGGCTCTGATTGACTTTTGCCATTTCTTGACGGCTAGGTCGTTTGCCTTTCGAAGCATAATTTGCGTTAGCCAATGCACGACCAATCGCACTCGTTTCGCAATTCTCAAGCGCCGAAGTAGAATTGACTCCTCGCGTAGATACGGTCTCCTCAGCAAAGCCAGTAGTCCAAGGGTGTGCATCCACTTCAGTTCTATAGATAGCAGCCTGAACAATAAAGCGCTGCAAGGTATGCTCAACAAGCGTAGTAGCGATTCGACCATCAGGGTGTTCCTTCCAGAACTTAACTAGGCGTTCTTCAACTGTCTCATAATCTTCTAAATTAAACATAAAGTTCATTCTCCTCTGTTGCTAATTGTCCAGCGATTGCAAGATAGGAAGCGCCATCGATCCAGGTGTCGATCTTCTGTGCATCCTCGATGCTTCGGGCAATTTTGACCAGCGAGAGTATGACTGCAACCTGATAATCCTCAACTGGCATTTCCAAGTATGCGCTAATAAGCCTTGCTGCTCTTGCCATATTGTCTGACGGATGACCGTAACTGAGTCCCCGGTCTTTATATAAATCTGTTGCACTTTGTAGGATTTCATCATGCTTCATACTCGCACCTTCTCGACAGTCTCGTAATGCTTGCGAACTGCCTTACGGCCTACGATATAACCGTCTCTGTGGCCTATTTTGTAGCCCATAAAAAACATTCCAAACCAACTAGCTAGGATGATTAACTGTAATAAACTCATATTGCTCCCTTTTGCCAGACTTTCTGGCTTCTTGGGATAAGCATTACACAACTAGCAGACAGAACCGAGATCATTTATATAACGAAACGGTAACAATTCTGTCTCATCGACTGCATCATCGACCGTGCGCCTAATATCGTTATCTAGATCGTCCATACCTGCGCCCATTGACTACGAAAGTGCCATCCTTTTCAAGGTTGATCAGCGTTACTTGCGTGTCCTCTACCAATACGAATGCTTGCTGCCAGTTCATTGTGCCCTTGGTATAGCCAGCCTTGCGAACATCCATAAGATGCCCGCCTTCTACGCCTCGCAGGATACGCCCTATTTTGCCCCCTGAAGCCTCTGTGAAGGCCGACTGTCCTGCTCTGTGTGTGTGTCCGCATATAACGCTTAAACCGTGCCTACGGGCTGCTCCAAGGGCTGTAAGACCCGCATTAGGGTTAATCCCTTGTTCATCACCATGAACGGCTACCCAGCCTCTAGCAAAAGCGTATGGCTTCTTATGGTAGGTAATTCCTAATTCATCAAGTCTAAGGAACTTTTCAAACCTTAATTCAGGCAATGCCAGGAATGCTGGGATCTTTTTCATAATTACATTGTAAAGTCGATCTGTGTGATTGCTTCTGATCATGTGGGCTTCCTTGGAATTCTCCACTAAAGACCAGAGAACTTCTACTGCCTGATCTCGATCATCAGCTAGTGTCTGCTCGTACCAGCCCGGGGTTCCATCCGACCATCTACTGATCTGGGGTAGATCGATTTCATCTCCCAAAGTAATGACGCTATCTGGCCTGTATGCCTTAATAAAAGATGCAACATTGCGTACAGCAACTTCATCGTGATATGGAACCTGTAAATCTGGAACGATTACAGTTCTTTTCATTAGTCCTCATCATCATCTTCATCGTAAGTATGTGGGATTAGATCAGGCTTAGGAAGTATCCAATCTGGATAAGCCGATGGCTCGACTATTACTGCAAGGGCAATTTCAACATCAAAACCAGCGCGGCGAAGCGCTCTATACATTTCCTGGAGACTGATAGCCCAGGCATCTAATGCTGTATATGTATCGAGGTCTATAACCTTTTTACGAGCCATAGGATTAGTTTGACTTATCGCAGAGGATTTCGTAGATTTTATCAACGCGTGTCTCTAAACGATTTACTGCATCTTTCATCGATGAACCGCTATTCGGCTTCAATTCCGCTAAATAGTGTTTGACCATAAATTGAAGCATCGCAGTAACACCACCCAGAACCGTGGCGATCGCTACTGCAAGAGCAGCATAATCTTGTGCCGTCATTTTTTAGGAGTGGCATATCCAAAGATGCCTGCAACGATCGAGCCAAGGATTGCCCGGTAATCGAGGCTAAAGTTAGAAGTAGTACCCCATACTGCAAGGAACGCGCCGACAGAGATTATTGTTGGGTGTTTCATATTCATTTAGTGCCTCCTAGTAGTGGGATATTAAAGAACGAGCCATCCTCATCACCTTTGCTAGTGAAAGAGACATGGCAATGATGGTTGTGCGGATTGCTTCCCGTATATTTTCTCCAGCGCCAGCCCAGGCGAGATGATGCGATTCGGCTATTGAATATGACGTAAGAAATCCGCTTCTCTCCAGACTTTGCAAGGAGTCGAATCTGATCTGCAATATCGGGCATGAGGTCGGGCTTGCCGCTCTTATGGACATCTCGATCAACATCGATTGCTCTAACAGTCCCAGTCTTTGAATCAGGATTGTGATCGCTAGGGCGCGCTGAATGGCGTGTATCGCCAATCCATCCATCGGAACGCCGATCACGATCTGGGAAGGTATCATCAAACTGTTCCCTTAATTGTTGAGCGGCTTTAGATAATGTTGGTTTCATCCAAGTAAGAGAACAGCTTCTTCTGCGGTTACACCCAATTTATCAAGTACCGCTTTTCTAGCGGCTGACTTAGATGATTCCTCTGCTTCAATTTCAGCGACTACTTCTGACCATAATCCGTCAAGCGTTGATTTAGTTGGTTTAGGAGTATCAGATAACCAAGTTAAACCAGCGTAATCTTCTCCGTTTAAAGTCCATTCGCTGCCCTTATATTTACGGCTTAGGATTTTACTGTAGTCAATCATGCGCTTATCTCCATTACTGTGATTGATGAAATTGAGCGAATATAACTTGCGTTATCTGTGTCCGTTTGACTTCGGTTCACATAAGTTGTTCCGGTTGTTGCCGATCTTGCCTGAATCTTATAAGTTGTAGATGAAGTTGTGGCTGGTGAATCAATGATATTTACACTTGCCACGCTTACAGTTGCGCCATCGTTGATGTAAATTGCACCGAATCCAGGTGTGCGATTTGACGGGCTCGTAGGTGTAGCGATCACTGTTGAACCGCGAACCAGTTGATATGCACCAATATTTAATCCAGCCGATCCATTGCCTGTAACATCAGCAAATACTAAAATGGTGCTACTTGATGAACTCGGTGTAATTGAGACAGATAGACTTGTTACATCGACATAAGATGTAGAACTTGTTGAAAAAGTATCGGCTTTGGTAGTTGAAACTACCTGAAGGATTTTACCTGCTGATGGCGTAGCCCACTTAATACCTGTTGATGCTGTTGAATCGGCAGTCAAGACTTGACCATTTGTGCCTACGGCTAGTCGTGCCGGAGTATCCGCTGCCGTTGCTGCTATCAAATCGCCTTTTGCATCGACTATGGCATTCTGAATAGCGTTTGAATCATCTTGAGCAACCCAGGAGAAATCTAAGTCTGTGCCTGATGCTTTAGCTAGTACTTGGCCTGTAGTGCCGCCTTTGAGATCGACTAGGGCAGTATCTATATCTTGACCCAAGGCTGCAATGGCGGTAGCGCCATCCTTTACCAGGTCAACCGATTGAGGAATATCCCAACCAAAGTTAGTAGTTGTTGTTGCCATTACGCTACTGCTCCTATCGCATTAAGCCATGTAAGGGTTGGGCTTAGAGTATTCCAAGCCTCTGCTGCATTTACCTGCTCCCATTTTACCGCAACTTGGGAGAAGTTTATTGGAGATGCGTTAAAAGTAACGCTCAGGTTGTTTAGGCTGGCTCGGAAAGTCCAGCCCTCTATGTAACCCTGGAACGAGCCATCGGTGATATTACCAGGCAGGTTCTGAATCCAGACTGGCTGGCCTAGAAATATGTTAATTAAAGCGTCTCGATCAGCATTATCTATCTCAGGGTTTCCAAGTACGAAAGTAATGCTCTGAAATTTGGCATACGGAAAGGCTCGCAAAGCTATATATCGATCGGCTAAAAGTTCGGCGTCAGAATCGTTTTTAATTCTAGATGTGTATTGCTCAGCATAAACTCCAAAAAGAGTTTCGCTTTCTGTATCGGTAGCCGTATAAGTATGAGTCCCGTTAGTGCCAGAAACAATAGTAAAACTATTACGAATATCCCCAGCGCGAGTAGTAGCTGCTAAACCTATGCCGTTAGCGTGGTTAGCATCAAGCGTGGTATATCCGTTACTAGCTAGATAATCTTGGCGATGAGTTTGATCTGCATACCCGATATTTCCGTTAGCATCCTCGTAAAGAACGCCAAAAGCCGAATTAGCGATAGCGGTGCATAATGAGTAAAGGTCTGTGTTAGAAGATGACCGGGCTATTAGCTCATAATCGCCTGGTTGATCAATCTCACCTAAACCGATATTAACTGCATTTAACCAAATCTCAGTCGGATTATAAGTAGCCCAAGTTTGAGCCGCTGGCACTTCATTCCATTGTCCTAATAGGTAGCCTGAAAGAAGCGTGTAAATCTGATCTCCGTCGAAATCCGCAGATAAGACTCCAGCATCGATAATTCGAGGAAGTTTAGATAAGGCTCCAAGAGCTGTAATAGTCGCAGTAGTCGTATAACCTAAATCTCCAGCCTGATTAACTGAGATAGTAAAATCGGAAATAAAGCCGCCAAAGATGGGGACATAAGTTCCGACTGAGTTAGTGACCTCTACTGTAAGGCCAGTTCCTACGGTAAAATCATAACTAGAGTTATCAAGGTTTATCAACTGTAATTGGCAATAGCCTGCGACTGGCTGAACATTGATATCTGTACGCCCAGAAGTAATTACTAGGTTGGCTATCGTTACATCTGTAATCTCAACGCTGTTAACTAATACCTTATAGACGGGAGTATATGCAGTCATTAAACGAACGCCGCGCTGCCCAAGGTTCCTCGAGCGTTAGAATCGTTAAGAATCTGCACAATTTGACGGGCTGTTGATTCACTATCGATCGCGCCATTGACCGTAATATTTGTAGTAGACACTGGTCTGACGTTCAAATAACTTGGGATGCCAGAAGGAGTTACCGGGCTTGAAGGTGCTGATGGAGAAGATGCTCCAGAAACTGATGCGTTATCAAATGGATTTAATTTAGAACCAAGTTGTTTGGATAAATCAATTACTCGCTTGATCGAATTGTAAAGATTGTCGAAGAAGTTAACTACGCTGGCTAAACCGCTAATAAGCCCAGATATAGTTTTTCCTATAAACTCGAAGGCTTTGCCTAGAACTTTACTTAGAATTGGCGCGAGTACATCCCGAGCGAATTCTGCAACGGCTTTGAATAAAGTAAGAAGCGGCTTGAGTTCTTCGCTGTTTGAGGCTAGAGAATCTCGAACTGTATTAAAGGCTTTGCGAAGACCATCGGTGATGGGAGTTAGGAATTCAATTACTGGGCGCAACTTTTCGCCTAGGTTATTTGTAAAGTCTGCGATTGCTGGGATTACCTTTTGAACTATGGTTTCAACTAGTGGAGTAATCGCCGTAAGAATGTAAGATCCTACTGTTTCCTTGCCTTCATCGAAGGCAACTTGAAGGCGGCTTAACTTGCCTTGAAATGTATCGGCCTTGGTTGATGCCTGATTTTCAAATGTACTGGCTAATTTAGCGGTAATTTCTTCCATGCTCATTGTTTTTAATTGAGCAGAAGTAAGTCCTATACCTAACTTGGCAAGTGAGGCTGTGTTGCCTTCAGCAGCTTTAGCCATTGCATTAGTGACGGCCTCGAGAGATTTGCCTGAACCTGCTGCAACATCGATGGCAACCGTTTGTAGTTTCTGAGCCTTTTCAACATCTCCAGTAGCCCGGGCCAAACGCTCCAGGGATGGGCGAAGATCATCATCTGTAATACCGAAGGCTAAAGAAGTAGCAGTTATGTAATCTTCTGTAGCAGCAATCTGCTTATCAGTTGCATTGGTTACGTTTTTAAGAGTAAGGGCTAACTTCTCCTGAGCGGCTGCATCCTCGATGGCAGACTTAACTCCATCAATCGCCAACTTGCCAGCGTAGGCAACGGCTGCTGCGCCTGCTGCTGCAAACGCCAAGCCTGCTTTTTTACCGAAATCTGAAACCTTATCGCCAAAAGACATAACATCTTTGTCGGCCTTATCAAGATTCTTAGTGAAGTTATCAACGTCAGCAAGAAGTTTGAGCGTTAACGCCCTTGTACCTGTTGCCATTAGCCCCACTCCTTCAGAATCTTATCGAATGAATCAGTCCATCTAGCCACAATTTGAGGTTGAATCTTGCGAAGTGTTGGATAGATAAACCATCCCTTAGAGCCTCGACCTTGACGGCCTGACCACACTGGGAATTGTTTAAACTTATTAGAACCGAATTCTGAACCGCCCCAGATATCTTTAGTGGTTGCTCCACCTGAAAACTTCTGAGAGGCGAATCCAAAAGTAATCTCACCGATACGGCTTGATTTTTTAACCCTTGAACCTTGAGCAATTCGGCCTGAGACTTTAGTGTTATTACCTCTGCTAGCAGTTTGAATAACCTCATCCCGAGCGAATTCAGCCAGAGCGCCTGATTGGCGCTTGGCCTCATCGTTGGCTTCCTCACCCATATTTCTTAAAGCCTTGAAGACAGTTCGAAGTTCAGTCTGGTCTAGTGCTACTAACTCACTTGCCACGATTGCGCTCCTCTAATACTTCTATTGCTGTAAGAATATCCTCGGCACTTTGCCACTTATCCATTGGGATTTGTGTTGCTATTGCCAGTTCAACTAAGAGTCGGCTTACGCTCCCTCTTGGATGACTTTTGGGTCTCCTTCACCTACTTCTAGATCTGCGACTGATTCCATCCAGACATCGAGTGTCTTGGTTGGCTGGCCGCCTGCTTCGCGTTTCATTGCTGAATGCGTTACATAAAGGATGTCCCACATGCCGCCAAACTGAGAGATAACCTTTTTAGTAGTCATCTCCCATTTGGCGTAATCAGGTGGGCGAACCAGGTAAGTGATTTCCGTTCCATCTACATATTTAATTGTTATTTGCTGTTGCATTGCTTGCTCCCGTTTCTATTGTTTAGCTGAAAGTTTCTACTACTGTTCCCTTTGATACTTTGAAAGTAAAGTCTACTGTCTGGGCATCTGTTCCAGCGCCTCCTGCTGTAGGAAATTCTGGCATGATTGGGAATACAAATTGAGCGCCTGTTGCTGCTGTTAGCGTAACGCTGATATCTGTGTCTGGTGCTGATTCAGCAGCAGTCCATAGAGCCTCGCATACTGATCCTGTCTTGCCCCAGTCTGCAAGCATTGAAAGAGCAAAAGTACCTTCAATATTTGTGGTCTTATAGGCTTCGCCATCGAGAGTCTGGTATGTCTCGCGAACATTGGTCTTTGTGAGAACTGCTGAAGTTGCCTGAGCCTCGATATCTGTTCCACCTGTGAAAGATAGAGAAATATCGCGACCTGTGATTACTGTGGTTGCCATTATTTATCCTTAGTTTGTTTGTGTGTAGTAGGTAGAAACTCTGATATCTGCCACCAAAACATTGGAAGGGCCGACCTGAGTAACCGTTGGTTTTTCAACCGCTCCGATTGTGTATCCAACTGGAATCACTTTCAGAACACTTATGACTAGCTGCTCGAGATTATCGAGCGATGCTGGGTTGCTGTTATATGCAACCGCAACTGAGATAACAAGATTAATCTTTGTGTGAAGGGTAGTTTTACCTATTAAATCGAGTTCAAGATATGGAGAATCCGGGACTGTAACTACAAAAGGAACCATAGGCGCTTCTGGAACATAGGCGTAAACATTGCCTGCTACATTAGCGAAGGCTGTTGCTAAAGGTTGACGAACTGTATCTAGGATCGTTGAGGCTGGCATTATTGCACCATTGAATCGGTGTCGATGTATGCCCCTAAGAGTCCTGAAACACGATTAAAGAGACTGCGCCCTAAACGATATGGGCTTACATTTGTAAAATCAATTCCTTCGATCTGGCCGCCTGGAGCGATCCGAGATTGGAATACTTCTACTGATACTGCTAGTACTGCTGACTCGACTGCGCTGACTCCAACATAAGTGGCTGCGCCTGAAAGGGTTGCAAGGCCCGAAGGAATAACATTCTTCTGAGCGATATCTGCGTTAGTAATTGAAACGGTAAAGAGATCATCGTAGGAAGATGAGATTGTAAAAGTTCCGTTAAAAGGGGAGCCGCATCCTGTAATAATTACGCTCTGACCCTCGGAAAATAAGTTCTGGCCTACTGTTTGATAAGTGGCGATATTAGATTCAAGCATTACATTATCTATCGGTGAAGCAAACTTAACTAACATAGGCAAGATAACTGATTCAGCCGTATCTATTACATCTGTTAAATATGCGTCAGAATAAAGGGATGTAGAGACGCCAAGAATAGACCTTAGTTCTGCAACTGTAACTATTGAAGCCATCTCTACATCCTCTCTGTTAAACGACTGGGGGAGCCACCGGGAGCAGCAGCCCCCCCATGATTAGTTAATTAATTACGCAACCATGTAACGGTATGCGCCTGCGCCTAGCTTCGTGGCCACGGCACCATAGCCGTAATATCCAACTTGAACCTGACCTGATGAGATTAGGTTTGTTTGAAGTGATAGGCGTGGTGATTCGTACCATGTGTAAGCATCTGGGTTAACAACGATTGCTGTGTTATCGCCCAAGCCTGCTGTGTCTGTTAAGTTGCGAGAAACGCGAAGGTTTAGACCAAGAAGGTTTCCACGAACTGCTGTTGCTGTAAGTGCTCCACCTGCGTTTTGTGGGTTGATTGTCTGTTGGAAGATTGGGCGATTTGCAGTATCGACCAAGCCCATGAATACGCCCCATTGTTCTGGAGATACGATGATGTTTTGAGCGAACCCTAGAGTTCCCTTGTAGATAGAAACTGCTGCATCTGCAACGAAGTCTGCTACGAGAGCGCCTGTTGTAAATGCTGCGCGGTTTCCGCCGTCTGTTCCGCCTGTGATAAGCGCGGTTCCTACTGCGATATCAGTTGCCTTTGCATAAGCAAACTCCATTTGACGGACTAGCTCTGCGAAGAATGCCGGAGATGACCTGTCCAAAATTTCTAAACTGAAGGTCTGCTGGCCAATAAACTTCTGAATCGGAACCGAAATGAACGCGCTGTTCATGTCTGTTTCTGATGGTGTTCCGCCTTCAGATGCTACTGCAACTGTTGGAGCAACTGTGATCTTTGGGATCTCGAAAGTCATACCTGCATCTGGCAATGCCCCTGATGAGATTGAGTCAATCAATGGACGATCTGCATTTGAGATGCCATTTATTACTGAAGTTAATTGACGCGTAGGTACGAGGCCTGCGTTGTCTGTTGTGTCTGCCGCTGCTGCGACGTACATCTTTGATGTGTCGTTGCCTAGTGAGGCGCGGACTGAATGCTCGAGATAAGAAGCCTTATCAACGATTGGGTTACGAACAGTAGTTGAAATATAAGGTGCTGTTGCAGCCTTAACTTCAACCTTTGCAGCCTCTACCGTTTCTGCGGCAGGAGCAACTTCTGGAACGGTAGTGTCTGGCACTTGTTCTCCTTCATTGGTTGGGTTGGGTGTTGCATCCTCGACATCTGTTGATGACTTGGAATCTTCTGTATCCACTGCCGCTACTTTTGCGACTTCAGCGCCCGGTATTGCGCCGTCTGTAACTAGGCTAACCTCGATGAGATTGGATGCGCTGATAGCCATTACGCCGTCTTTGTTATCCCAAGATTCAACATCTACGCCAACGCTAAAATCGGAACGCAATCCAGTTGCGGCTTCCTCTAGTGCATCGTTTCCTGCTGTTGTCTTAGCGATCTTAAATTCTGCGGTAATGCCTTCTGCATCTTGCTGGAATGAAACTAATTTACCTAATGGGCGAGTTGTATCGTGCTGAAGAACTAACTTAGTGTTCTTAGACATTGTGATCGAATCAGGCTTAAACATTGTGCGGCCTGCTGAGGTATTGCCTTCAGCATTCCAAGAAACTATGCGGCCTGCGATGATTCGAGATTCTGCGTCTGCTGCTGTAATAGCAACTGGCATCGTTATCTTCATTACATTCTCTCCTTATTGTCGATCAGATCTTCTTCTTCTTGAATCTGCTCAACGCTCATTGCGCCAATACGATTTAAGATTTCATAAACTTGAGCGCGTTGCAAAGCATCTGAACGCAAAAATTCATCAAGTGAGAAACGAATTTCTCCAGTTGAAGCGATAAAGTCCGGCATTGAAAGGCGCTGCTCGATGGCTGTAAGAATTGGTTTCATTGAAAAGTCAATAAGTGAACGGCGTTCTGAAATTGCGTTGCTGTAAGTCATAGAAGTTGCTTCAGCACTTACGAAATATGCAGGAAGGTTGCAAGCGCGGGCCAATTCCAGAGCGACATATTGGCGAGCCTCATTTAGCTGCAGTTTGGCTGGATCGATGCCCAACGCTTGCAATTCAACATCCGCATTAAGGAACGCGGTTGATTTAGTAAGGCGAGCAGTTCTCCAAGATTCGAGAAGTTTAGATATGCGTTCTGCTGGAAGATTAGTTCCATTAGATTTAAGAACTTGAAGCGGTACTGGTTCTTTAGCAAAAGTTTCTGCGGCTTGTTCAAGAGCATGAGCGGCGCGAATTGTGCGGCCTGCTCGATTTAATAATCCTTCATCAAGACCATAGAACACTACAAGTGAACCAACGCCTTGATTTGGAACTACTGAACCATCAACTTGGTATCCAACAATTTCAGTTTCGATTGCATTAAGTTTTACTGTTACGCGATCTGGAGCGACGCGAGTCCATGCGCGAACGCGACCTGTGTCCCCATACTGCTCAAGGACTTGACCATACCCGACACCACTTAGCCAGAGATCTTCCGCCAACCAGGCGTAGATAGCAGAACCTGGTACTCGCGGATCTGGTTGATTAATTACTGCTGGAGTCCCCATGTGGGATCCATCAAGTTTTGAATATTGCTCAAGTGGCAACCCTGCAAGCGTTGAGCAGATTATTCCTCTAGCGCGTGCGATCGTTGGTACAGCCATCGCGGTTTGACGAGTAGCTACGGATTGAGTAAATACGAAAGGATTGAAAGATGCTGTGTTGTTAAACGGTGCAGGAGTGGAAGCGGCATCGACTGTAATTTCGACTGCTGGCTTTGATTGTGTAAAAATATCCCTGATTCCCATTGGACATATTATACGCTATTGCCTAGACATTACCCTATTTGAATGTCTACTTCCGATTCGCCGCGTGTCGCAAAATGAGTAACCATTGCCGAAGCAACTGCACCGCACACAATTCCCGAAGCCTTGCGGCCCATAACCCATCCGCCGTCTCCTCGAGTTAATTTGACGGCCGATAGAACTTGTTTAGTCAGTTCTTCCTGATCCGAATGAGCAAGTCTCATCGATGAAACTGCTGAAACGAATTCATCGCAACTTTGCTGATATTCCTGCGAGTTGACCTCGTGTATTGGAATTCCTGCTGGAGATAACCTAGCGGCAACGGCTGAAGCGGTGGATTTTGAATAAGCAACTGCATTAACTGGGAATTTGCGAACCCAGTAAGCAATATCGTTAGCCATTTCTAGATCATCGAGGTTAACTGGATTGAACCAAGTATGAAGCAGGCTAACCATAAACCGATTGCCCTCGATGCGCTGGCCAGCGACAAGACTTGCGTGTTTTCTGTCCGGGCTTAGATCGATTGCCATCCAAGTATCTTTCTCGACATCAAGTTCAGGCAGATCATCGGCTTTGCATTTCTTCCATTCGGTTTCTGATATAACTGGATTAATCATCGAAACGAATTGGCACAATATCTCGGTACGGAAAATATCTTCACGATCCGAAAGGCTGTCGGCAATATTATCTTCATGAACTGTCCAGCCTAAACTTGGATTACTTTGATACCAGGCTTCCTTATCGGTAATCTCGGCTCCTGGTTCAGCGCTCCATTCAAACCAGCCAATAGAATCCTCTGCTCCTTCACTAGCTGCTAAACCTCGCTCCCGAAACTTATGCAATAAAACCGAATTGGCGTGGCCAGCATTTGAATAGACATAAGCCTGCGGATTTGAATTAGACATCTGGGTAAATCGCATCGATGACCAAACATCCTCGGTATCAAACTCTCGCAATTCGTCAATATGGATTACATCTGGAGCAGCAATACCTCGAGCGGCTGAGTTGCCTGCTCTGATTAAATACCGGGCTTTATTCTTAAACCGAATTTCCTGTGATCCCTTGGACTCATACTTCTTTGCGAAGTTATCCAGGAGCATTTGAGAGTTATCAATTATCTCTCCTACCTTAAAGAAGATCTCGCTTGATGTAGTTAACTTATGAGCGGTAGCCAGATGCATCTTTTCGCCCAAAACATAAATTCCGAACAGGATTCGAAGCGCCATAAAGGTCGATTTACCCTGTTGGCGTGGAAGCATAATCCCGATTAGTGGATGCGCCCAACGGCCATCGGCTTTATATCGAAGGCAGTCTCGGGCCAATCCTTCTTGCCAAGGAAGTAACGGCAACCCAATATCTTTACAAAACTGGATCATTTCATCGCCTCTAGTAGGCAGATCAAGTGGCTTTGAGCGGATTCTAGGGATCTGGGAGCCTTTTCTCGGTTCTGTTACCCCTACCTCAACCGATTGCAGCCCGATAGAGCCTATTTCAGCCGTCATGACTGGTTCTCATCCGAACTGAGCCGATAGTGGCTGTTTGAATCGTTTTTGGGGTAAAAAGAAACAGA